TCAAAAGTTGGCGGCGGTACTTTAGGTGAGTCCCGCAGCACGCTACGGAAAGGCTGTGTTATGCCCCGCAGATCAGAACCCATTTGTCCTGCCAGTGCACGACCCTGCTCAAGCACTCCGGCAAACATCGAGGGAGCTGCGGACATACCCGTAGCCTCACGCTCGTCAATAAAGTTACCAACTTTTGGAGGTGCCGCGGGAACTTCAACCGTGGGTGCTGCGGTCGGGGCTGCCGGCGTACTCGTAACAGAACGAAAAGCTTCAGCTTCAGTAATGAATGCCATATCAATCTCCTAATACGTTAAGACCGGGTTTCTTCGTAGTCGGATCAACTTCCCATCGGGCTGTCCGGCCATCCGGCAACATATACGATTGGCCAAGTTTTCGGCTGCCGGGATCTAACGGCAACTGCGGGGTGGCTTTATCCTGCGCTGCTGCTGTGCGAGCGCGAGCCGCGTCCGCAACTGCTTTCTTAGCCTCGAGTCCTGCATCTGTAACGGCCTGTCCATTTTTAGCCAACAGCTCAAAGCGCGTAGTCGCAAGTAAAAATTGCGCATCAGCCGCCGCAACTCTTGCTTCCCGTTGCGCATCCCCAGCTCTAAAGTTAGCTTGCCGCGCATCAAGCTCCGCTTGCTGGCGCCTGTTGTCAGCTTGCTTATTTGCATCCATGCTAGCTTGCCCAATTGCGCGCAGCGTATTACGATCTGCGTCGTAACTACCTGTAAGTTCTGGCGGCAAGCGATTCCGCAACTCTCGGTTCATCATAATCGCTGCGTACTGTTGAGGACTTTCCGCTGCCGCTGCAGCAATGCCTCCTATCTCCGTGCGCTGCTCGCGTGCTGTTTTATCTTGATCAGATAATACTTGCTGGTCTCTCCAAGCCCCTTGTGCCTCTTTTTCTTCTATCGTAGCAATTTCTCCATAAAGCTTTTCAAGTACCATCGGAGAAGCACCTTTACCAGCAGCATACGCAGCAAAATCTTTTAGTGGTTGCGCAGTAGAAACTTTTTTCCCCGCGCCTTTTAAATCAGCCACCGTTGCTATTTGACCTTGTGCAGCAGCTTTATCTATAGCACCTTGCCGACGTTGCATATCTGCAGTAAACCCTTCGCCAAGCCGCTGCATTACTCGTGCCGCTTCAACTTTTGCGTCTGCCTCGGCTGTCTGCGCTCCGTAGTACCCTGTATGCGCCTGATTAAGCGCGATCTGAGAAGGCTGCAGTGCCAAGGTATTCATAACCTTTTGTGCTTCCAGCCCGACTAGTGCATTCTGCCGACTTTGCTCGTCGGCGGCTATCATCCCCAGGGGGGCGCCGAATAGTTCAGCCATTACCGATTCCCCATTCCGTTGGTGATTAAGTACTGCTGCAACCAAGGCGGCATGGGTTGCGTGCCAGTTACACCGTACCCTATTGAGCCAAGGCTCCGTGACGCCAGCTCATTAGCCGAAGCATTACCCATCTGCGCAGTTTGATAGCCCGAGGCCGGACTAAACCCTACACCAGCTGGCTGGCTAAGCGCCTGTATCCGGTCGTTCTGGTACTTCAACGCTGCCTGTGCCGCCGCCTGCGCTGCGAAGCCGCCAGGCTGCTGAGACGAGGTGCGCGATGCGGCCAACTGCGCAGCTTTAAACCCCGGATCATTTGTAAAATCTCCTTGCATTACCCGCGTCAGTTCAGTCCCAGCGGCTGCTTGCCCCCCCGAAGACGTCCAGGGACTAGACCCTGTAATAGCCCGCTGAGCTTCTTGCCGTTGCCTTTCTGCCTGGCTCATTCCATAAATACCCGAGCCAATGCTCATGAGCGGGGATAACCACCCTTGCCCACCCGCTCCCATGCCGCCGGAGGCTCCACCAGTAAAAGCCCCGGACTTTCCGCCTAAAGCAGTCCCTGGCCCCATCATGGAACTGTAAAGATTTTGTAGCCAGTCACCGGCACTGCTAGTAGGATTTAAAGGCGCATACGGTTCCCGAGATAACGGTGGCATCGAAGGGTACGTAGGTGAGTACGCAGGAGCGCTAAACTCAGGAGGGTACGCATCTTGCGGAATAGTTTCTACACTAGAACCCGCGCCCATGCCTGGATAATAGTCTTCATAAAAAGGGTCAGCCATAAAATATCCTTTAACTGTTAGTTGCTAATCGACGCAAAAGTAAACTCGCCTGAGCATTCTCATTACCAGGGCCGGTAAAGTTAGGATCTGGCATTTGCCCCATTAAAGACTGCTGTGCAGATGCTTGTTGCATATTGCCAAGAGTTGCATTTCCAAAGGGGCCGTAAGATGCGCGTTCAGCCGCCGCGTTGCCCATTAAGCCGCCGGCTAGTTGACTAGCTCCCGTAGCTCCAATCCGTCCTCCAAGTGCTCCGCCTAGCATATTAGCACCAGCTCCAACTGCCTGCTCGCCCAGGAATCCTAAAGGATCTCGAGACTGCGAAGCGTTGTACGCAGTACTTGCAGCAAAACCAGCAACGCCGGGAATCAGTCCTAATAATGCTTGCACCGGGTCTTGGTTTTTACTAAAATTCACCGCACTGTTGAATATATTTCCAACTATAGGTATGAATCCTGCAATTGTCTGAACAACTTTTCCAGCAGGAGTATCAAAAAATCCTGGCGTTGGCTGCGTTCCTTCCAGGCCGACTGTCTGCGTAGTCGGACTCATGTTGTATCCGCGAGTGTTTGCGTTAGCTTGCAACCCCTCGTAACCAGTGGGTTGTAATCCATAGCTAGCTTTGCCTAAGCTGGCCATACCTTCAAGCGCTTTGCCGCTGAAAACGTAATCAGGCATCATACCCGGATCTTCTCCGTAGGTTCCAAAAGCTGTCTTTCCAACATTTGCCGCAAAACCCGGAGCTTGCAAACCAGCTTGACTGCCTGTGCCTAGGTTAATCCCCATGCCAGAAAGCGTTGGCGCACTGAGTCCTAGTTGATTGCCAGCGGACAACCCAAAGTCAGCCATTGCATTCCCACTAGGCGCTGCATTTTCTCCGTAGGCTCCAAAACCTCCATCATCATATGCCATAGTCAGTCCTAGGTTGCGGGGGTCTGCGCTGTAAGCAAACCGTTTGTAAAAGTCATGCTGCCGTTTGCGCCGAGTGCGGTTAGTTTAGCCGTTGTGATTGTGGCACTAACTCCGGTTGTTGTTAGCGTACCACCAAGTGTTAAATTACCGGAGCCAGTGACAGTTCCCGTAAGAGTCAAACCAGACACTGTTCCGGTGCCGCTGACGCTAGTAACTGTTCCGTTACCTTTGTTATTAAACGTAGTCCAATCTGCTGCACTCAACGCACCTCGATTCGCCGCCGATGCTGTCGGGACGTTTAGAGTAATAACTACAGTAGTAGTCGGATTCGCTACCGTTGAGCTTAAATCAGTTCCGGCTGTCCCAAGCGTTAAAGCCGCCACACTCGACACCGATCCCGCGCCGCCCGAACCTAAGTTCTGCGACAAGTCTAGAAACCAGCGAAGCCATATAGGATTAAACGCAGCCTTGCCTGACACTTCATCAAGTATCACAGGCAAAGCCCAGGTTGGCGGCGGCTGAAATACGTTAGTTGCCATTAGAGTGTTCCAATGTCTAACTGCAATTCTATTGCTTGCAGGCGCATCCGGGTGTTAGACTGGTGACGGATCTGCGTAGTCCGACGCATAAAGGTACCGCAGTTTGCCAGGATAGGCTTGCGTACTCCCATGTCAACAAGGCGAAAACTAGACCACTTGCTGGCTTCGTAGTCAGAATCATTCACCCGTACCTGCAAGGTGCTTCCAGCCGTCTGATCCCCAATGAACTCCATCATAGTCATCTGTTTTCTTCGGCGCAGTCCACCGTCAAAGTTAGGTGTAAACAGATCTACTGTGATGACTTGACCATCGTCAGAAGTATAATCAGAATCAAACAGATACAACTTCCCGTTCGTCTCATGTTGGAGTACGCGGCCAGTCCCCGGAAGAAACGTCGATGAAACAATCTTAAAATAATTTCCATCTACATCTGTCCATTGCGCCCACATTTTATCAGTCATATCATAGACTAACGTGATGTTGTCGTTTTTAAGTGTAATGCCATAAAATCTATGCCCATCGTACTTAATGCCAAAGGATGCTACGTTGGTGAAATCGGCTTCTCCTAGTATCCGCTCGATTGGCTTCGTCGATACGATAGTCGGTTTGAGGTTGTCGACTAGAATTACCTGTGCAGCGGATGAACGGTTTGTAGCTACCCAAAGCAAAGTACCGTCAATCTCCTGGACAGAATCTGCGTTGACGCAACCGTAGTTTATTTTAGCCCCTTGCACCGGGCCAAGGGGAGATGCGCTAGTATTCTGGGCGTCGTAGAAAACCTCGGTTGACCAGCCTTTAAGAGCCAGGACGTAGACAAGTTGCTTAGCCAGGAATACTCCGGCGTCTGGCTCAATCTGTGCGCCGATGATGTTTAGTAAGTCTGTCCACAAGGTAGGGTCATTTAAGACGTCGCATCCGTGGATATAAGACGTAGTGTCTAGCACGTAAGTCGTACCGTCTAGGTACGCAAAGCCTTTAACTGCAACTGCCCCGGCGGTGGTGTAAGTGTTGCCTGGAAAGTTAACCCCCGATATTTGTGCAAGCGTGGTATTATCCCAATTATACGAAGCTGCTGCATTGCCTAGCTGCAAACGCGGGGTAGCCCCGAGGCTGGAGGAAAATCTATACACTCCGCCCGTTGCGTCTACTGTCCCAATATTAGTTCCATTTTTGTACAGCGTCGCTCCAAAGATAGAGTATATATCTCCATTCCAGTTATAAACACCATAGCCATTACCAACTTTTGTTGCGCCTGTTTGCAGCAACCCAGGGCGCTTAAAAATCCAGTACTCTTCGGTCTTATCATTCTTTTCGACGTAACCATTGATAAGACGTGCATCTTTAAAAGGTGTGTGATCCCGGTTCGCCGCTTCAAGCACCAGCGGCAAACGCTTAGGAATCGCAACTGTTTCAGCTTGTGCCATTTAACGAAACTTTCCCATAGAATACTGTCCGCGGGAATCGGGAGTAAACCGAGTCGGTGCGTCTTCGACGTCCCAGTCTTCCAGCATAGTCCGGTAGCTGATTGCTCGCTGCTGGCAACGATCCATGATTGACTGAGGCTGGCCTGTCGCCAGTTCGTCAGCAAGTCCCCACCGCAGCGCAATTCGCCACTCGATTGGGAAGTTCATGGTCTCCGTTACGGAGATAAAATTAGTAACTTGCGTTTGCAGCAGCAAATGTGCAGTGCCTGTTGCAGCTACTGCATCGGGGATTAGCCAGAAGAATACACTCAGCTCTTCCTGCTTCTTGTTAACAAAGTAAGAGTTGATCTGGCCAGTTGTGTTAACCTGGCTTAGGCGAATGTAATCATTCCAGCTTAACGGAATCAACGGGCGGCGAATCCCGTTGGAGTCCATATAATAAGCATCAATAGCTCGAGGCGGCTTGGGCATAATAACTGTGCCAGTTGGACTGAACGTATACGTCCCCGTCCCTGCAACCAGGGGGACAGTTGTATCTACGTTCAGCCAGAGCTTTAGCCCTTGCGTCTGCCACAGATTTATAATATCTGTAAGCTTCCGCATCCCGGTTACAATCTGCTCGGAGTTGGGGGACTGCCCTTCCTGCGTTAATCCCGCATCAAAGTATGCATCGCTGATAATAGCAATTGGAGTGTTAGGATTAGGCGCAGTCATGGCAGCTTACCCCCGACCTTGCAGTACTTGGAAGTCAACCGTGCCGCTTGTCCAAGAAGAGACGTTAATTCGCACAGCAGTTACTACGTGATCCAACCCGTAAGATCCATCGACAGTATTTCCTGTTGGAGACGTTAATGGCAAGACTCGTAAAGTCTGCATCCAGCCCACGCCATTACCAGCAGTAAGTCCAGAATCTGCAATTGCGACTGTTATGTTATCTGCGTCAACAACAGTTGCTACGTTAAACTCAGCATCTAGGTTAGCTCCACCATTACCCCAAAGTTTAACCCAATCACCTACACTCAATCCATGCGCAGTTTTAGTAATTGTCAACACAGTTGTAGTACGCGACAACGTAAACTGTTGCGTAAGATTCATCGGGTCTTGCGCGTTGTCAAGACTGTACTCGATAGAATAAGTAAGCACGGCGCCGCTTGAAAGCATTGCACTTACGTTACAGTTAAAACTAGTCTGTAACCGATTGATTGGAACCCAGGGAGCGTAACCGGCCGCTGAAAGTCGCTGTGTAATGGGATACATAAATTCTCCTAACGGGGGTGATTAGCCCCCGAGTAAAGTTAAACAGC